TCTCAGCCAAAGCAGCGGCAACTGATCCTGTTATGTTCCGTGTTATTGATGAACAACTAATCGAAATGCTGGGCGAAGAAAAATCTCGTCTACCGTTCATTGATCCTAACCCACAGCCAGGAAGACTCTATCCTGACGGTGAAGAGATTAACAGCAACTTACCCGACGCATATCAACCAGCCAGCAATGCAGATGTTCCAGAAGGACAAAACTGCGGCAACTGTGAATATTACAAGCCAGGTGAACTATACTGCACCAAGTTTGATGCACCAGTTCGTGCAGTTTACTGGTGCGCCAAGTGGGAGCCGTATGAAGAAGAATCTTCTGTAGGTCTAAATGTAGACGTTGCAAAACAAATACAAGAGATGATTATGTCAGGCATGACCAATGTAGAAATCATGGCAGCAATGCCAGGCATCACAGTAGAAGACATTGTCTATGCTGCCAGTGAAGCAGCAAGAAACAACAATTAAGGAAAACTATTATGAACCCAAGATTAAACAGATTTATTCAAGTTGCAACAACGGCAGCAAGCCAAGAATTGACTAATATTAAAGAAACAGAAGTTAAAATTATCAGTGGTCTAACTCCACACTATGTGAACTTAAATTCCACGGCAACCACTGCTAGCATCTACATTCCAGTAGGTGCGGTATTAGACATTGAACTTGCTGTTGCGGATGTTATTCACGTCCGCAGTGATGGCAGTGGGTCAGGTGGACACTTCACAGTTCTATTTTAAGGAAACGAAATGAGATTAAACAATTTTGAAACTAAAACAACTGGAGTTTCCAGTGTAGCATTCACAGCCATTGGCAACACTGAAGTCACAGTAATCTGTGGAACCTACAGTCAATTTCTTGCAGTGAATACCACAGCAACAACCAGCAGTGCTTTATTTCCTGTAAACTCTGTTACTAGAATAACAATCAATCCGGGTGATGTTATCCACGCATTGAGCCACGGTGGTGCAGGTGGCATTGTCACTTTGGTTTATTAAAATAAGGAGAAACATTATGAACAACCCACTACCAACACGCGGCATGAGAACTGCCAAAAACAAAAAGAAATATCCTAAACCACCAAAGAAATAATGATATATACCCGTTTATAGTCTCGCACTATAAATAGAAACACTGATGCAATCACAATGGTTGCATCAACCTACTTTAACTTATAAAGGCGATGCGACGATGTCAGACAATACATTGGCTAATGAAGATACTGGATCTTCTGAAAATAACCAGGCTCAGTCAGTAAAAACTTATACGCAAGAAGAAGTCAACGACATGATGGCCCGCACAAAAGGTGCAGTCCAAAAGAAGTATGAAAAGACATTTGCAGATCTAGGTGATATTGACGAACTACGTCAACTTAAAGCAACACATGAACAGCAACAGCTCGAGCTACAAAAAAAGCGCGGCGACTTTGATAAAATCATTGCTGATCTAGCTGCCAAGAAAGACGAAGAAATACGTAAACGTGATGAGATTATCAAGTCTTATACTGTAGATATGCCATTAGTAAACACTGCCGCACAATTGGGTGCAGTGAATCCTAAGCAGGTGCAAGCATTATTGAAGTCCAATCTTAGATTGGGAGAAACGGGTGAAGTTGAAGTGCTAGATGAAAAAGGCACAGTTAGATATTCCGACAAGGGACAACCTTTCAGAGTAGAGGACTTGGTCAAGGAATTCTTAGACAGCAACCCGCACTTTAAAAGCGCAGGCCCATCAACTACACAAAGTAAAAGCAATGTGAGTCAGTCACGTGAAAAATTAGACATAACCAAATTGGATATGTCCAAGTCAGCAGACAGAAAGATCTATCAAGAGTATAGAAAGTCCGCTGGCATAGCCTAACTATTAATACAGGAGATATAACATGGCTGGATCTACAAGCGTCACCTTAAATGACCTATTACCTACAATCGTTCAAGAAGCAATGTTCGTTGCTAATGAGCGTTCTATTATGCGCGGATTGGTTAAAAACTATTCGCTAGCCCCAACTCAGGGCAAAACCATTCAGGTTCCAATCTACCCAGTGCAAACTGCGGCAGCATTGACTGAAGGCGATGAGTTCAGCAACACAGCAGTTTCTACTGATGTTGCAACTTTCAGCGTTGGACAAGTTGGTCTACGCACTTTGGTTACTGACCTAGCATTACAAGCATCTGCTTCTAATGTTGTTGCTGACCTAGGCCGTTTATTCGGTGAAGCAATTGCTAAGAAAATCGACGGTGATTTGATGGCTAAGTTTGCTGACTTCACAACTAACACAGTTGGTTCTAGTTCCACAACTATTACTGCTGCTTTGGTTATGCAAGCTGTAACTAAGCTACGTGCTGCTGGTGTTCCAAGCGAAGGCATCGTTGGTGTTCTACACCCTAACGTTGCTTATGACTTGAAGTCAGCTTTAACAAGCCAAGGTAACGTTGTATTCACAGCTGGTGCTTATGGTGATGTTGCTAACGAAGCAATGCGTATGGGTTATATCGGACAGTTGTTCGGTGTTCCAATGTATGAAAGTGCAAACGTTCCGTTGATCACTAGTGGTTCTGCAGGTGATTATCTAGGTGGTATCTTCCACCGTGACGCTCTAGGCTTTGGTCTAATGCGTGACATCACTATCGAAACACAACGTCGTGCTAGCTATATCGGCACAGACGTAGTTGCTTCCGCTCTTTATGGTGTTGGCACTGTTTACGAAGGTTATGGCGTAAACGCAACTTTCGACGCATCTATCTAATCCTTAGGAGAAGACAATGGCTTTTATTAACCCCAATCAGACTGGAGTAATTGCATTCGCAGAATATGAGGATGTAACTGCTACTGACCAAAGATTGTTTGAGGCTAATGAAGGCATTGCCGATCAGACTACTGTTGAAGATTTAACTATCAAGGCCACAAGCCGTATTTTGCAGTTAATTCGCAACACAGCATGGTGGAAGAACTACTATCTTGCAGAAGGTAGTAGTTCCCAAAGAACAGCCACTCAGACTCGTAATGGTTATATAGATGCACCTCTGCCTGACCCCGATTTAATTCTTGGGCGTCAGGCAGACTTCACAGACCTATGTGTGTATTTTACCCTGTATGAATATTTGCTACCAAAAATAGCAGACTTCAGTGCTCAGGATAATGCAGAAGTAGTGAAGATTGGTTTCTATAGAACTAAGTTTGATAAACTGTTTATGGAACTTATTGAAGATGGAACTTGGTATGACTTTGATGCTAGTGGCACAGTCACTAAAGATGAGAAAATGCCAACCCGTTTAAATCTTGTGAGAGTAAGATGAGAACAGAACTGAAGACAGCGATAACCACAGCAATCAGCACACTTACACAGTTTGCAGTTGCCAGTGAATTACCCTGGGAACAGAATGGGACCGCCCTCTATATCAAGAACATGAAGAAAGTCTACGTTGACTTGGAACGTGTTGAGCAATCAACATTAATCCCAACACTCAATGGTGGAGAAGTATTTCAGAATGATTCAATATGTGAAGTCTATCTAGCAGTGGATGCAAAAAATCAACCTAGTCAGTTGGACAGTCTTATCACTAAGATTTTAGGTGCCAAAAATAGCACTGGTATAGTTAACTTCGGTTTTGAAAGCGATTATACCTTGGATAAGCAAGAAGATGTATTGATCTACACCTTTGAGTTTAGACTAAATCAAGCAACAACATAATAAAGGAAAAAGCGATGGCTTACATTAACGTCAGTGCTCCTACACAAAATGCTGTGATTCAACTATCTACTGCTAGTATCTCTACTACCAGTTCTGGTTACATCATTCCAGCACTACAGGATGTCACTATCAACAACGCAGCAGGCGTATTCAACTGGACACAGTTGGATGTGTTCTCACAACTAGCGGTATCCACTCCAGCTACCAACAGCATCTCAGCTAACCTAGTGTTAGACTCAGCTACATTCTTCGCAGCCACAAACGGCGTGCCAGGATTGTTTGACTTGAGCAATGATGCAACTGAAGTTTACTTCCGTGTGTATTTTAACGGTCGTGGCTCGGGTGCCAAGTATGTAAGTGGCTCCGGCTTCGTTACTAACCTAGCACCTACTGTGAATCCAACAGCTCCAGTATGGGTCTCCCCAATCACAATCTCTGTGAATGGTGACCTAACTGCCGGCACAGTTTAATTTTAAATTAGACAAACAGTGGTAAAAGAAAGGCATCTTAGGGTGCCTTTTTTCTTTTGCGTTAAATACATCGTTAGGAGATTAATATGGACCTAAGGAATTTTTCCGATGAGGATCTGATTAAAAGTTTAGAGGCAGAGATAGCAAAATCTCTAGCCGAGATCAAGAACGCACAAGGCGACCTTGATAAGATTAACAGTAGACTCAGGTTTGCACTTGCAGTACTACACATTATTAAAGAAAGATAAAAAGGTATAAAGATGAACATCACAAATTTCGTAAAGAAACCCCAACTACTTGAAATAGCCATTGACGATGCTGACATCGTTGAAAACTATGGAGAGGCTGTTAAATTCTGGATGAAGGATCATATTGATCTTGACACTTACTTTGATTTCTATAGATATCAAAAGGAATCCAGCAGCGACCAATTAATGGCAACAATTCGTAAAATTATTCTCAAAGAAGATGGCGCTAAAGCCATTGCCGATGATGAAGTGTTGCCGCTAGATCTTACACTGGCAGTTTTAGTGAGGATCAATGACAACCTGGGAAAGTCCGGGACCAAGAAGTCAAACAAGGAGACTGGGACACATCAAGACTAATCACAATTGGAACGTTGGCAAGACACTATCGCAAATTACCTAGTGAGATAGTAGAACATGCCACAACATTCGATGTCATGGTTATGGATGTGATGACTACTTGGGAAAATTATAAAAGAGATCCTCAGAGTGAAAACAATTACAAAACTGAAGATCTTGAAGAACTGGTAAAAAGGACAAAAGGATGAGTATATTTCAAAGGTTGCAGCAGATCAAAAAAGAGATCACAGCTGAAGCCATGGCTAAGGAAGGGTTTAATCACTTTCGAAAGATTACTCCTTTTAAGTCAGGCAACGCTAAACGCAATACCTTTCTTAACAAGGATACTATCGAAGCCACTTATCCTTATGCCCGCAGACTAGATGAAGGTTATAGCCCCCAGGCTCGAGACGGTATGACAAAGCCCACTGAAGCATATGTTCAGGAATGGGTTAAGAAACAAAGTAAAGGATAACGGTTATGGCAACCATAGAGAATTTCTTATTAAGATTTAAGGTAGAAGGGCAAGGTGCTGTTGATAAAGCCAGTTCAGGCATTAAAAATTTAAGCAACGAAGTCAGTCAATTTGGTGCCAACACTGGTCCTTTAAACAACGCACTGAGTGGCATACTAGGACGTCTTGGTCCTATTGGCTTGGCTGCTGGAGCAGTGGGTGGAGCGTTTGCTGCCTTGGGCCTGCAGGCAGTTAATCTTGCTGCTGGCATTAGTGACATTGCAGGTGCAACTGGCATTGCTGAAGGCACACTGTTAAACTTTAGAACCAGCGTAATTGAAGCCGGTGGCAAAGCTGAAGACTTTGGTCAGATTGCTGCCAAGCTAAATCAAAACGTTCAAGATGCTGCTGGTGGTAATGAAAAACTGCAACAGAGTTTTAGAGCACTGGGAGTATTTGTCACTGATGCTGGCGGAAATATTCGCAGCACTGAAGCAATACTTCGAGACATTACTCAACGATTTCAAGAAGGTAATCTAAGTGGTGAGAGATATGCTGCCGCAGTGGATATTCTAGGCAAGAACATTACCAAACTTGACCTAGGTAAATTGCAGGCCATTGCTGATCCAGTTAAAGATGCTGAGATTAAAAAGTTAGATGAATATTCAGAAGCTATTGATCGTGTGCGTGATAAGTTAGAAAGAAGTTTATTAAGTTTCTTTGGCGGTGTTGCTCAACAAGCAGAAGCAGCAATGGGGAAAATTGATGCCTATTATAATAAATTAGAACAAAAAGAAAAAGAATTAAATCAACAAGGTAGAACTACTAGAGCATTTGCTGCGGGCGGACCTAGTGTTACATTGAATAATGCTCCAGGCAGCATGGGAGGTGGCAGTAGAGCATTAACTGCCGAAGAACAGGCCGCCTTACAACGACGACAATTTGAAGAACAAATGGCACGGTTAATGGCTCCGGCTGCTGGTGCTCCAAGAGGAAGAACAGAACAAGCCGCACCAGGTGGCTTTGGCAAGGCAGATCCAGAAAGACTAAAGCGTGAAGCAGAACAACGCCGCAAAGAACAAGAACGTCTAGCTGAACAGTTAGAACGTGAGATGCAGACTATTAAAGATATGACTGGTGGATATCGCCGTGCAACTCAAGCCAACATGGATCGTTATACCACACAGGTTGAACTGTTGGGCAAGACTGAATACGAACAAGAATTGATCAAAGGCACAGCAGAAATTGAAAAGAAATATGGTGATCAGATTGCTGCTCTAGAAGCTAAGAAAGCCACAGCCAAAGGGCAAACACTAAAATTAATTCAAGAATCTATTGATGAACTCGAAGGATTAAAAACCAGCGAACAAGATATCTTTGAAATCACTAGACGACAAACTTTCGAATATCAACAACAGCAAGAGGCTGTTAAACGTATTACAGATGAGATTGAAAAGCAAATTGATCGACAATCACAGTTAGGCGATATTCTGCGTGGTATTAACGATCAGAGAATTGATTTAAACTTTGAAGCTAGCCTAAAAGGCCTAGCACCACTGCAACAAGAAATTGCTAAGATTCAAGAAACAGCTCGCAAGGCAGCACTCGAAGCAGGTCGCAGTTTTTCAGCATCATTCGACAGTGAAGATGGACTGACTCCAGAACGTGCTCAAGAACTTGCTGATGGATTAGGACAAATTGCACAAGGATATAAAGATATTGCCAATGCACAAATTGAAGCAATTAATAATCTTAATCCATTAATGGATTCTTGGGAAGAATACAAGAACAAAGCATTGGACAGTTCAGAACAGATCAAGAACAGTTTTGAAAACTTTACCAATGGAATGGAAGATGCTTTGGTTAAATTTGTTATGACTGGTAAGCTAAGTTTTAAAGACCTAGCACAAAGTATCATCGCTGACTTGGCTCGTATTGCTGCCAAGCGTGCCATTGTTGCCATTGGAACCAGTTTGTTTGGATTTGCCAACGGTGGTGATGTTATGGGCAAAACACCAATTGTTGTTGGTGAACGTGGCCCCGAATTATTCATTCCGCAGAGTGCAGGTAAAATTGTTGCCAATAATGTTTTAAATGGCAGTGCTGGCGGATCATCTCAAGGTGGCGGCCAAACTGTAGTCAACTATAACATACAGGCAGTTGATGCCAGCAGTTTCCGCAGCCTAGTGGCCAAAGATCCAAGCTTCATCTACGCTGTGACAGAACAGGGCAGACGCAGTCAGCCAACAAGGACTAGATAATGTCAATACAAAATATTATAGATAAGGCACAGCAGATTGAGATCGACAAACGTAGGATAGTTGGTCAGACCATCAGCCGTAGCCAGCGTATCAAAACAGCAGAACGCAGCACAGCGCAACCTTGGCGCTTCAAGATTACCCCACCAGGTAGCTTGCCTTGGACTGCCAGTCGTGCATTCATACAGGTAATTGACTTCAATGACCGTGTTGGTGAATATGAGATTAGTCTAAACAATAATTCAGGTATGAATTACATCACAGCCTACATGGGTGCTATCACTCAAGGCCAGTTGAACAGTTTAACTATTCAAGCAGTGGGCACCAGCACTATAACAATTACAGATATGCCCAGCGTTAGTTCCAGCACTGTGATATTTGCACAAGGTGATATTATTCAACCAGCAAATAGTCGTTATCCCTACACAGTGGCTAATACTGTGACAAGAGGACTAACCACAACTACTTCAGTGACTTTACATAGACCTATAATTACTAGCGAAGGGATCAGTCTAGTTGGTCAAGGACTAGCAGTGGGAAATAGTTGCACATGGAGAGTGGTAGTGGCAGGATTGCCAACTTATCAATTGATTCCTATGCGTCAAGTTCAATACACAGGTGACTTTGAACTGATTGAAAAGGTAATTTAATGACAACCGTAATAGCAGCGTTAACCGCAACAAATATAAAACACTGTCTGTTGGTTGATATTCAAGTCAACACTACCACCTATTATATCAGCAATGCCTATGCTCCTATTGTGTTTAATGGCAACACCTACACACAGTTAGGACACTTTATGGGCATAAGTGAAATACAAGATGACCTGCGTATTACCAACAATCAACTTGGCATACAACTAAGTGGCATACCGCCAGACGACGGTAGTCCCAACTACATGTCAGTGGTATTGAATTCAAATATCAAAGGCAGTAGAGTGCAGGTATATCGTGCATTCTTTGATGTCAGCACAGGCAACTATGTGGCCACACAGGTCTACTTGAGATTCAGTGGTTATATCAGCAACTACAGTCTAAGTGAAAACTGGGATCAAGATAACAAATTGGTCAGCAACACTGTGGGCATTCAGTGTTCAAGTATTCATGCTATCATGGAGAAGAAGTACACTGGTCGCAGAACTAATGATGCAGATCAACAACGATGGTTTGCAGGAGACACTGGCATGTATCGTGTAAAAATATTAGCGGACAGTCAGTTCGACTTTGGCAAGCCATACAGTGCTCCTAGCGCACCGAGTTCAACTGACAACTCTACAGTCTTTGATGGCGGCGGAGCATGATCAAACAGGCACACACATTGATGGATGCACGACACATCATAACTTTGATGGGTCAGTTCCTCAATGAGACCAGCTATGACAAAGCAGCAGAGGCTAGCAAAGACATTGAGCATTTGGGCAAGTTGGCTTTTACTTTTATTCAAAATGGTTATGTTTGGTTGGCATTTCATGAAGAAGAACCTGTGGGCATTTTGATTGCAATCAAGGAACCAAATCTTTGGGCACCTAAAAACATTCAACTTAGAGAATTAGTGTGGTATGTGGGGCCCCTACATAGAAAGACCTCATTAGGAGGCAGATTGTTCGCAAAATACTGCGAAACAGCAGAACTTTTAATTGAAAAAGAAGAGATTGACGGTTATTTTACTACTAGAATGTCTACTACTGATCCAGTGGGTTTAGAGCGTCGAGGATTCAAATTAAAAGAATCTACATATTTAAAGGAAAAATAAAATGCCAGCATTTACCATAGCAGCCAGTTATATTGTTGCCAGCATTGGCGGTATTGGTCTAGCAGCGGCAGTTGGATCAGCAGGATTAGCATTCATTACTTCAGTAGTTGCAGTGGGCTTGGCATTGGCCACTTCAAGACTATTGGGATTAACTGGTGGTGCTGGTGGCACACAACAAGATCCAGGTGTGCGTATTCAGTTCCCCCCAGCAACACAAAACAAGATACCAATTGTCTACGGCACAGTCAATACCAAAGGCACTGTGACAGATGCTCGTATCAGTAATGAAAACAAAACAATGACTTATGTGTTGGCTCTAAGTGAGAAAACACAGACAGGAACTTTTAGCATTGGTGAAATTTATTGGAACGACCAACTGTTGGTGTTTGACGCAGACGCTGGTGAAAGTCACATTGTTCGCAGCAGTATTGACCAAAACGGACAAGGCGACAGCAATACCAACTATGATGGACTGATCCGAGTGCGTGTCTACTCAGGCGACACTAACAGCGGCAGTCAAATATTTCCTCCACAGGCCACCGGCAACACTGTGAATGCCCGCACTACACTGGACGAATCAGATACCAACTATCTATTGAATGGTCTAGTGTTTGCAGTTATTCAAATTGACTACAATGGTGAAAAAGGCATTACTGGTCTAGGTCAGGTGACGTTCCAAGTGTCAAACACACTGAACAATCCTGCATTGGTATGGAATGATTACTTGACCAGTGAGCGGTATGGTGCTGCCATTCCCACTGCACAGATCAATACCACTACCAGTATCAGCACCAGTAATGTATTGAGTGTTTTCAATTACAGCAATCAAATACCTGCTAACCAATTCTTATCAAATGGTGTCACAACTTCAACACAGGTTCGCTACCAGATGAATGGTGTTATCTCAACAGGTGACACTGTAAAAAGCAGTATGGAAAAGATTACACAGAGTGCAAGTGCATGGACTACCTTTGACTACAGTCAGGGTCAGTGGAAATTGTTGAACAATCGTGCAGCCAGCGAAGGTGAACTTGCCACAGCATTTGTATTCAATGATGACAATATTCTAGGTGAAGTTGGCATCACTGCTACTAATTTGGAAGACCTATACAATTATCTAGAAGTTGAATATGCAAGTCGCAAGATTCGAGATCAGAATGACTACTTCAAAGGTGCTATTGATGAAAGTGAACTTAATGATCTTGAGCCACCCAACACACTGAACCTGCGATTAGAAATGGTCAACAATGCACTTCACGCAGCCCGTGTGGGACTAATTGAATTGAAACAAAGTCGTGTTGATAAAATTATTACTTTCAATGCTGACTATTCAGCAATACAGTGTGAAGCAGGAGATGTGGTCAAGATTAACAATGACGTTTATGGATTCACAGACAAACTATTCCGCATTACCAAGATTCGTGAAGTTGAAGGTGAAGAAGGAACCCTTACAGTTGAGATCACAGCACTAGAATACAATTCAACAATCTACACAGATGAAACATTAACTGATTCTGCAGACACTCCAGGTTCAGGTATTCCTACATTTGGTGGATCAGCAACGCTGCCAGCACCAAGTCAGCCCATAGTGGCCACTATCTCTACAACTACACCTAGCTTTAGACTGTCAACAATCATTAATCCAGCATCAACCGCAGTGGACGAAGTGCAATGGTGGTATAACACAACCAGCACAGGTGCATTTAGTTATTTTGCCAATGAGTATCCAGCAGGTGGAACATATGCACCGGGCAGTACTGTCACTGACATTGTCAGCTTGCCTCAAGAAGGAACATTCTACTTTCAGGCCAGAACAGGATTGGGATCTAGATACAGCAATCTATCAACTTCAACATCAGTGGGCTTCTATTGGAACCCTAATGACTACGGTGGCATTTAAGGAAAAAACATGGCAAACGGCGTATTAGATTACCAACGATACCTAAACACATTACAAACTCTGAATGATTTAGGTCAGACTTTTCCCAGTAACCAACAGACTTATAATTTTAGTGTAGCTGGTGGCACAACTGCCTCTTGGACTTGCACCATCAGTTGGGAAACATTGATATTAGATACTGTAAGTTATTCAAGTCAAGCAACTGGATATATTCCCAACGTTGACAGCAGTCAAGTTATAGGTTATTATGAAGGAAGCACCAGCACACAATATAGCACTGGTGTTATCAGTTTGCCCGCCAATATGTATACTGGACCTATTCTACCAGGCGGTGATTATCATGTTCCTCTAACAGTAGTCCACTTACAATGGTTTGATGGAACCACCACATACGCACAACAAATTGGATTCATTCAGAATTGGGAGCCTGGTGTTGAGATTGCAGATCCTACTCTTGATTTTAATTATTTTCCTGTCTATTCTATACCCAGCACACT